CGAAGTAACGGAAGTATGCATTACCCATAGCGCCATAAGCGGAGTTCAAAGCAATCTTCATAGCCATCTGAAGGTTATTCAATCGGCTAATCTCTTTACGAAGGTCGTTGTTACCTTTATCGTGTTCATACTTCTGTTGAACGCCAAGCATCTGCTTCTTGAACTTAGAACGGTTCTTATACATCTCTTCCATCAACTCGGGCATAAAGCCTTTGACGTCTCGGCGATAGCACCAACCGTTTGCGGTCATAGAAAGGTCACGCTTCTTGGCGTATGACGTATCAATAGATTGAGACAATAACTGATCAACCGTGCAGGGAATCTTTTCGTGTGTGAGTGTTTCTGGTGAGATGTTGTACTGCATAATCAAGTGAGGGTACAACGAGTTCAAGTCGAACGATGCAACCCACTTGTGCTTACCAATGAGCGGGTCTTTAACATAAGCACCTTCAAACTGTTCGGTCTTTGCACCGCCAGACTTCATTGGAATGACAACACCCTTCTTACGAAGGTGGTTATAGATAATAGCATCCCACATACGAACTTGCGAGTACACATCTTCATAGTTAATCTTGGCTTGGTAAGCCATGGTCAAGTGAAGTTCGATTAGACGCATCTTATCTTCGAGGCGGTCAACAAGTTCAACGTCGTGGATGTTGTACTCTACGAATTGTTGCCAGTGGAAAGTATAGAAGTCACGGAATGTGTCTCCTGGGTTTTCCTTCTTCTTGTCGCCTAGCTCCTGCTCTGCAATGTAGTCCAGTTTGTAGGACTCTTGCTTGGAGTAAGTATACTTTTTGTACAACTCGAGATAGTCAAGCTGAGCAATACCATGAATATCATAGTGGATTTCTTCATTACCTTTGATGAACGTTTTGCGTTCATTGATCATCCCCCATGGGCTAAACTTCTTGGCAAGTGCTTCACCAAGTTCACGATTGATACGACGAATCAAATATGGTACGTCGAAGAAGTCTGTATTCCAGCCAGTGATGATGTCTGGATAGTTACCTTGCCACCAAATGATAAACTCTTTGAGTAGATGCTGCTCGCTGTTACAGTTAATGTAAACGAGGTCGTCACGGTTATGTACGAATGCGCCAACGCCAAACGTGATGAGACGTTTTGACGAGAAGTCTTTAACGGTGATCAGTAGGATTTCTTCGTTGGCTGTAACGATATCTGGGAAGCCACCTTCGGTCTTAGTCTCAATGTCAATAGTGAATACTTTGAGTTGTTCCATATCCCAGTTGATGTCATAATCATAGGTGTCGCTGAGATATTGAAGACCGTAGTTAGTCTGACCATAAACGTTGAAGCCAGAAACCCCTTCGTATCGCTTCACAAAGTCGCGAGTTTCACGGATGGTTCCTGGCTGAACTTCATCAACGTAGACACCATCCAATGTTTGCCATTTGGTTTGGGTCTTAGCGTTGACAAATAGAGTCGGCGAGAAGTCAATGCGGCGCTGGTAAGGTCTTCCATGTTCGTAACCACGAACTAGGATTTTGTCGCCAGCGAGCACAACGTTAGTGTAAAATTCCATTAAGATGCTTTTCCATACATTAATTGCATAGCGTCCAATGCACAATCGTGTACTGGATGATGCTTGATCACAGCGGCACGTTGGAACTCAGGATAATCTACTTCTACATAACCATTGGTTGTACCGTAGAGAATATCAACAGCAGTTCTAACGTCTCTCCACATATTATAGCCAGTTAATGGCTGCAAGGCAAATTTCTTTGCTAGGCTGTCAATGACCATCTGGTCGAGAGAACCTCGTGCCCACATAGTTTGTTTCTGATAGTTTGGAAACTGGTTGAGCCAACCATGCATGGCAGTGAAGGCTTCTTGAACAGTTAAGTCAGCTGAAGTTGGGTCAAGAGCGCAGCCACGGATATACTCGTGCTGGTTCTTCCACCATTCAAGAGTACCAAGGTCAACGGTGCGCTTGGCATCCAATTGTTCCTTGGCTTTGAACTTTACATAGCACGCATTGTCTAGCAAGTCTTGATAGTTTTGATTCTTTCCTGGCTCAAAGTGAACAAGCGCAGCCGATAATACAACTGCGTTTGATTCGACGCCAAGAGTTTCTACGTCAAACATAAACATTACAGGTTTACCTCTTCTCCGTCTTTTGTAAAGAACGCTTTCATCTTTTGTTCTTTGTTCCAAGACTTAGTATAATCGTTGTCAATATCGCACATAACAAGTGCTTCTTCTTCAGTCATAACACGATGGCTAGAGATAACCTCAGGCAATGCCAACTGGGAGAACTCTTTGGCTTGATTACATGTAACAGTATCAAGCGCCCACTCAGGATTAGTGGCAGGGACTTCAACCATGTAACGCATACGGAAAGTTTGAAGAGCCTCAACCATAACCCAAACCTTCTCAGGTTCTTTCTTCTTCAAAGACCAAGAACCATTACCAAGGTCTGTCCACTCAATGGTGTCGCCATCTTTCCAACCGACTTGTTCCAAAGCCTCTGGTGGAAACTCAATAAACTGATCACCAGTTGGTGACTCTTGAACTTCTAGTGTCCACTTACTCATAATGAATCTCCATAAAATTAGTTTCAGGTGGCATCAACTCCATAGTTGTACCTTCAATACCGTCGATTTCTTTTTGAAACGAAGCATATACACCAGAGGTGTAACCACCCATACCATACGAATTCTTATGACAACGATAGACGCTGCCAGTTGAACCTGTGAACAAGTATGTCTGTCCGTCTTCTTCAATCTTTGTGATGCCGCTGTTCAGCTTCCAACTATCACCAGTTGTGTAGCCACCATAGAATGTAGCAAGGATTTTATAAATCACTTCACCCTTGTAGTCAAACTTCAACATCACCCATTTGTCAGGATTATATTCACTCATTATTTTTCTCTTTTATATTCTTCTTCGTGTACATCACACAGGGTACGAATCCAACCACCGCCTCGTTGTTTGCCAGTTTCTCCGCAAACTTCGCATGTACGATTAGCCCAAGTCTCAGCCATAACTTCTAGACCACGGCAGTAGTCATCACCACCTTCAAAGTAGAAACGGAGTCCACCGAACTTCTCTTTGATCTGGTGAATCTCAATGTGGTCAACCTTCTCTGGAACGTATACATCTTCACCAGCACGTTCTTCCAAAAGAGCTTTAGCACGTTGGCGTCGCTTCCATGTAATATGGCTGTGCATATGAGTAACGAGTAGTGTTACAATATGATACCATCCTTCGTTGATAGATACACCACAATACACGTTACGCATTGCACGAGGATAGATTTCTTCTAGACGCTTAATGAAAGCGTCATGCTTTTCAAGTTCAGACATAATTACTCCGCATACCAAATTTCATCAAACCCCTCATCTAACTGAGGAGGCTCCGCTTCCAATTGTTGCGCCATCTTAGAAACCACATCCCAAGGGATATTCTTCCCTGGACGAGAAGCTAAACGCTTTTGCAATTCAGCAGTCTCTGGTGTTTTGAAGACAACGGCAATCTTGTAATATTCGGGCAACATACGAATCTTTTTTGCCCTAGTAGCTATTGTAGTTGAAGTTTGGTCCCAAATCAAATCTTTTTTGTTTGCTTGGCAAATCAAGACTTGGTTGGCCATCAACTTCACGGCGATAGGCATATACTCTTCAAACACTTCTGAATAAGTCTTGCCTTGCTTTTCAGCGTATTCTTCAACGAATCGGTCAGTGGAAACGATAGGAATATCCTTCGCCCACTTTTGATTCTCAATCCATGTAGATTTGCCAGAGGCTGGCACACCTACCATAACATACATCTTGTTCATTATACACCTAAGAACTTTCTCACCAATTTATCTTTAATCATATCTGGAACGCTGGTGTAAGGATACTCCAATTCAAAGGGGCAATACCCAACAGCCTTCCAATCATTGTTCAAGAGAAAGTGTTTATAGACCTCAACATCTTTCTCGTTGTTCATATCGAATTTACGACGTTCATTTAATTTCAGTGCTGGCATCTGCTTCTTCCTTATCAAAACGAATTTCCAAAACGATAGGCAAGAACAAAGATTCATCGCCACCACGGTTACTGATACGCATATTGTATTTCACTGCTGCCACTTTACCAATGATTTCTTTACCAAGGCTCTTACGTTGGGCGTCAGTAAAACCTGAACCAACAGAAACCTTAATAACACCATCAGAAGATTCACATTGAATAGCGCCGAGCATACCTTTGTACTTGCCAGTACCTTCTTCGATACCAACAATCTTCAAGTCACATTCAAGTTCACCCTTGAATTTGATTTGTGTTTTGCTGCGCTTGTTTTCCCAAATGCCTTCTTTACCTTTGAGAATGATACCTTCTTCACCGCTGCTCAAGAGTTCTTGGAACAAGTGATTAGCTTGTTCGATTGAATCGACTTCCCAACTCTTAACAGTCTTAATACGTGTTGGCTCGTGTTTATTGATTAGGGTGTTTAGGGAATAGAAACGTTTCTCGTATGCAACAGGGCAAACGCCATCTACGAAGTAGAGATAAGGAATAACATCCCACACAGTAGCTTGAACCATTGATGCTTCAGCCACAGAGATTGTACCCTTGTTTGCTTTGTTGAGAATGCCATTGCCTGTTTGACGATCGAGAATACCACCGTTGGATACAACGAGAAGTTCGCCATCAAACACACAATCAACGTCACCAGCCAACTCAACAAACTCTGCGTCGAGGTTTCCGAGCAACTGGATTTCTTTACCGTTTC